GGGATTTGGAGTACTTTGAAAAACCAATAGAGCTTTGTCCCGTTCCAGAAAGCGCCTCTAACTTTTACCTTAAACTTGGGTACAGGTGGATAAGTGAAACTAAAATGAGAAAAGAGATATGAACTCAAATATGAAAGGTTCGATAAAATTAAAAAGCGGTATCAATAATGACAAATACACCGACTATGTGTATGATACCTTCGACATACAGGACAGGAAGAAGACCGAGGTTGAGGTTTCATTTGATATAAGCGAAACTGAAACCTTTGATTGGAACATTGGCGTCATCTATGGTAATAGCGGAAGCGGAAAGAGCACCATTCTTAACAGAATCGGTGAACTATCCAAAAGTAATTTTGACCACGAAAAACCATTGATAAGTAACTTTGATTGGTTAGAACCTAAAGACGCTACATTGCTATTAACAAGTATGGGGTTAAGCAGCGTACCTACTTGGTTAAGACCATTTCACTTGCTCAGTAACGGAGAGCAATACAGGGCAGAATTAGCGTATAAAGTAGGGATGTCTAATGGGGGTGAAGTTGTACTTATTGATGAGTACACAAGTGTAGTTGATAGGGATGTAGCTAAAGCGATGAGTTTCGCTTTACAGAAGTATATTAGAAAAACAAATAAACGTATAATATTAGCAAGTTGTCATTATGACATTATGGAATGGTTAATGCCTGATTGGACTTGCTCACCACAAAAAGGAGGCGTACTCGAAAGAGGCGAATGGATTCGGCAACGCAGGCCGAAAATCGAATTACAAGTTAGTAGAGTCGAGTCTGATACTTGGGACTTCTTCAAAAAGCATCATTATTTGACGGAGGAGGTAAACAAAAGCTATATGTTTTTCTTGTTTACTTGGAATAAAAAACCCGTTGCTATTGCGGTAATAGGCAGGCAGATAGGTCGGGGTGTTGGTAAGGCATACAGGGATAGCAGAATAGTTGTTTTGCCTGACTTCCAAGGTATGGGTATCGGTAGTTATATCTCTAATTTTTTAGGTGGTATCTCTAAAAATAGTGGATACAGATATTTCACCAAGACTATTCATCCAGCATTGGGGGAGTGGAGGAATAGTAATGCGGATAAATGGAAGCCAACCGCATTTAATGGTAAGGTTAGAAATAAGTCTAAATCAAAGGGCAATAAATATACTTCACTAAAACTAAGACCCTCATATTGTCACGAATACATAGGTGGAGGTGTTAGTGGATATGAAGAATTATTAAGGCCAATCAAAGAAATGAGAGAAGCAAAGAACCACCTAAACAAATAGGGATGAAAATAATATACGAAGTAGGAGATTTTGTTAAAGTAATGGACGATTTTAAAGCTGGTGCTTTAGCTGCTTGCAGTAAAGCTTGGCTATTGGAAAAGATAGACGATGAAACTTGGTTGGCGAAAGACGATAGTGTTTACCAAAAGGGGGTTCATGAATTAAAAGAAGAATACATATACATATAGAGGTGATGAAACCAGAACACTACAAGCAAATGAATATTGACGTTTACGAGTTTGCTTTTGCTAATGGTTTAAATATGCTTGAAGGAAATATAATCAAGTACGTTTGCCGAAGAAAGGATAATAGAATAGAAGACCTTAAAAAGGCTATGAACACCCTTGAGAGGTTAATTGAGTTAGAAAACGATTTACCGAGATGAGAATAAAAGACAGATTTATGAGCTATGAGTTAGCTAAGTTAGCTAGCAAGAAAGGGTTTAAAGATTACATGGTTGACACCGAAAACATCTACGCCTACTATAAAAAAGATAAACGTATGTACGGTGATGTCGGCTATTACGACTACCCAACCGTCACGCTTGGTCTTTTTCAAAGATGGATGCGGGAAGAAATGGATGTAAACGTATTTGTTACAAACGGAATAAAAGAGTTACACTATGACTTTGAAGTATATGACTACTTTGACGGTGATGATAAGTTAATAGCTCAATCTGACCAAGCTTACCAAAGCTATGATGAAGCTTTAGAGGCGGGGTTATTTGAGGCTTTAAACTACAAAAGATGACAAACATAATATTTGAACTAGCAAAGTCTTTAAAACGACGGGACGATAAACTCCACTTACACTGTGTGGATGGCATCATTACTTTAAAAGGAGACCGTATTTACTTTCGGGGAACAGAAAAAGAAATAGAAGAACAAATAATTGAAAAGCTACGGGGATGCTCGGAGGATTAACACTAAGCGTAAAGGGGTACGACTGTGAGGTAGAGTACGACATTGAAGAGTTAAAAGACTCTTTCGGGGAAATAAGAAGCATTACAGTACTAGATAAGCCAGATGAACTAACCGAGCAAGAAGTTTTAGACGAGGCGGATTACGCTATTTACAGCCACTTAGAAACTTTCACGCCAGAGGACTATGATTAAAGTAATCCCTTGTAAGACCAACAGAGTTTGGACAGCGGATGTGGTGTTTGAGTACCGCTACCGCAAAAAAGCCATACGAAAGACGGTAAACACCTGTCTTACTTCCCCCGACTCCCACAACTTAACAAGCTTTCAAAGGTCTTGTTTAATGCGGGGATTACCAAAGACCGCAGAGTTTAGTCGGGTGGTTGAAATAAGAAACGCTGTTGAGTGGTGTGGCAAAAAGAATTTTGTTTAAGTTTGTGATATGATTATGAAAGAAAAATACACCAAATACTTTTGGTTGGCTTACGCCCTGTTCTTAGTGCTTATCGTTATCTTAGCGAGTGCTTGTAGGTCTGTTCCAAATCCAAGGTATAACGAACACATTAAACTAGCTAACGACGGATACGTTGAAGTTACGGTTTGTAATCTTTTAACGGGAAAACAAGAAATAATAATAGTAAGACTGGATGAAAGCAAGTGAATTAAGGATAGGGAATTGGGTTTATATTTCTAATGTTGGCGAGGTTCAAGTTGAAGGAGTGGACTATGGAATCATGCACAATATTCACAGATACGAAGAAGATAGCGTTGTTGGAATACCTCTCACAGAAGAGTGGTTGGAGAAGTTTGGGTTTGAGAAAGTAACAGATAAGGATAATGTTTACGGGCGACACTTTTACAGACTTAATCAAGTTGATATTTTTTGGGATTTAGATGATGGAGGTTGGCTACCGTTTGGATTTAATGTTTCTAATAGTGTAGATTTTTGCTATGTCCATCAACTTCAAAACCTATACTTCGCACTAACAGGGGAGGAATTAGAAATAAAAGAGTAGTAGTGAAAAGTGTTACAAGGAAAAAAATTGTATATTTGAATATGCCTATATTGTTCTTTCAAGTGGCGAAGATAGAATGATTAGGTTAATGCCCAATCAATAGCGTTGCCTTCTGCTAGGGCTGAGGGGGTAGTGGACATCCTGACTAGGTTATGCAGACCGAAAAGGGTAGAGTGTAGCCAGCACTATTTCCACTCCCCTTCATAGGAGGTCACTAACTAGCTGTGCATATATCAACAATAGAAATAAGATGAAACTAACAGAACTAAAAGTACCAGAAGACGTACTTGTTGAGATTAGGGTGGCGGCTTTTAAGAATAAACTATCCACCTCTCGCCCCGTAGCAAACAAGATTAGCTTCTGAGTCACCTTACCCCCACCCACAGCAATATACTTATATTTAGCTATTAGCTACGGCTTTTAGAGTAGCTATAGCTGTTAATAACCCAAAAAAAACTATAGCTACCTAACAGCTATAGTTACCTATTAGCTATAGTAGTATATACTAACACGCGCGAGCAAAGCACACATTTACCGCTTTTAGACCCCTCTGTGGTTAATTTACCCGTTGGCGTGGCAAAAAGACGTAAAGCCCCAATAGGTAACAGCAATTAGCCAAAGTTTAAGCCCGACCAAAGACACCACCCTTGGTTGTCAAGTCGCAAACGGAAATCTTTAATTGTGGTTGTTAGGCAACCTTTGGGAGTCTGTGTGAATATGGATGTCAGGTGGCTTGGGGTGTCTTGATGTGGTTAAATCCTTGCTTAAGAAGCGTGAATGTGGTTGTTAGGTTTCCTTTTAGTGCGTTAATGTGGTATAATACTTTAACACTAAGGGTTACTTAACCAAAAGAAAACGCAACCCTCAGACTGGGTACCCTCTTGCCTCATCCATCTGCTTTTATTATGGCTATTCTAGGGTAAAATACCAGCCAAAAGTCATATAATATATGTTATGTAAAGTAAATTCCAGCTACTATATTACTACTTAATATGCAGAGGCTCAAGGTTTTACAGGGCAAAAGTTCAACCAATACTTTAAGACGTTGTGCACATTTGC